AAATCACAATCATAAAAATAATTCATTTTACTATTGACTTTTTATTAGCAGGCTTTCTGTATTATTTTTCGTTCCATCTCTTTAAATTGTTCGTCCGTATATCCTCTTTGCGAAAATTGGTTAAACGTGTTCTTAGCCTTAGGCGTTGCATGTTGGGTTGTACTCATACTCACCATCTTAGCCGGGTCATCTGTGTAGGCTCCGTTAGGCTTAACACCTATCTGCGATTTTTCCTCCGTGTACAGCGTTGGCTTATATCTGTCCTTAGGTATGGTGTTATGTAGCCGCCAATGCTTAATTACAATGACGTTAGAGTTAGGGAACGTCAAAACATACCGCTTGTCAATCAATATTTGCAAGTCCTCGCTTGACGCCTGACATTCCCTCGCAATCCTCTTAGGTGCATCCACGAAGCCATCATCATCCGCTCTCATGCACAAGTGAAAAAATAAACCCTGCGCCGATATTGGCATATCAAGGAACGCATCCGAATCTATTAACTTTTTTGAGAACATTCTCTTGTCTGCCATCGCTTAATCTCCTTTTTCGTTTGATTTTATTCCTTTGATACAGCGCACAAATAATCCATATACCCCATAGACTGATTAAGAACATACACCGATACTGCATTTGTAAGCCTTTCAATAAGTTCTTCACCATCTTTTTCACGGTTGTAAACATCTTCTACAATCTCACCAATCTGCGTATATTGCGCCTTGCCTTGACTATTTATCCAAGCTGTCAAATCCATAACGGATTTACTTTCAATCCTCTTACATAAAAAATCAGTCAATTCAAGCTGTCCGCCCTGTGTCATTTCGCACCTCCGATAAAATCCTCAATATTCATTTGTGGGTCTTTCGGAAACACAAGCATTTCATTTTTAGCACGCTCGTAAAAGTTTCTGTTAATCTCAAATCCGTATGCACTTCTGCCTAATTCGTGTGCGGCTCTAAGTGTGCTACCACTTCCACAGCAAGGGTCAATAACCACATCTCCCTCGTCTGTAAAAATCTCAATCAGTTTCTTTAATACCGATACAGGCTTTTGTGCTGGATGGATTTTAGGAATATCTTTACTATCTTTATCCCAAGCAAACCAGTTAAACACCATATGTCCTGTACCTCTGATATTTTTTCCATTTTCATCAACCTGTAAGCCATTTCTGAACTTAGGGAGTTTATCTCTGTAAAGTACAAGTGCATATTCTGTAGCACCAACAATACGCATATTAGCTTTAAGCACCTGCGGACTGTAATTCTTGCAAAACACAAGCGGTATATAGTGAACAAATCCATGTTTATTCGCCGCCGCAATAAGTGTCTGCAACTGTTCAAAAGCACAAAATACAATCATACAAGGGCTATTACTACTTCTACCCCTAGCAACATTCTTTTTGTCCTCTTTCTTCAACATCTTTGAACAAAAATGGAAGTATTCATACAGATTAAAGTTAAAGTCAGAGTTAAATGCCGCCTTTTTAGCAAACTTGCTTTCTCCATTCTTATTGTCGCCGCCGTTGTACCACATCGGATTACTACCATAAAAGTTAGTGCCTACATTGTATGGTACATCAGCTATAATAAGTTGTGCTGGCGGTATTGCATATTTCTTGTAATTCTGCATAGAATCACGATAAATCTCACATTTAATTTTCTTCTTATTCATTTCATCGCCAAAAGGAAACCTCGGTTTTATGTGCGCACAACCTATCCATTTCTTTGATTTTTTAAGCTAAATAATAACCTTTGCTCTTTACTTCTGCATAATCATCTTCTGTAAGTAAAATTTCTGTCTGATTTTCTTTGTTACCATAGCAATCAACATCACATACAACCTTGAAAAATAACATTCCGTACTTTTCGATAGGTTCTTCGTGAGTTATATTTGTTACATAGTGTTCAAGTAAATTCATTCTGAACCACCTACTTTCAATAAATCCATAAATTTCTCATACTGCTTCTGCGACACCTTGTTATTAGCCTTATCCGCTCTCAATTCGATTTTAAGGTGTTTTTCTGCGATAGACGATAATTCCTTAGCTAACACCTTTTTGCCTTGCTGTATGCCGTCTCTGTAGCCTTTAGAGGGCTTAAATTCATTTATCTTTTCCTTACCCTCTCCTTGACCGCCAGCTGTCTTGTTGTATCTACATTGATAGCCTTTTTTGGTGTACTCCAAAATCCAGTACTGTTCCCATTTGTCTAGTTCGGATTCGGGATAGTTGATAAAATTAAGTTTCCACCCATAATGGTTGTCATTGCTATAAAAACCTCTCTTTTTAAGAGACAGGTCTATGTGTTGATACCCTACAAGATGTCCGCACATTCTTTGGCATATATGCACTGCCTGCCCTATGTAAAAGTACGAAATATTGTTTTCGTCAGTTCTTGTCAAAAAGTATATTCCGCTCCTGTCATTCAGCTTTGGATTTATCTTTAGAAGTCGCTTTCGATTTTCTGATTCTATAGCTTTCGCCTGCCTTAGCTTTTTGTAATCCGTCTTTAATCACTCCTTAATACTTAATATTCATATTTCCGTGTTCATTTACCCAATCAATAGCTTCCGCATATGTTACGCCATTGTTCTTTAATACATAAAGCAGATTATGAAATTTTGGATGCGTTTCCTTTAACATCTGAAACCTATTCGGCTCTTTCTCTAAATGACAGCCAAATCCGCATAACACGCAACCTGTTCTTCGGCAACCTGTAGTTTTCAGTAATGGTCTTTCATTATCAAATATCCCAAAATCTGCAAATGACATTTGATTTTCACATTGCCCCATAGCTTCATAATCTGTGACTACTTCGCCATAAACGGAACATATCGCTCCGTATTCTTTAGGAAAATACGGAGCTGTTGCTCCTGTTGTTCTGTAAACAATTCTCTTTCCGTATTCCATTACCTCGTATTTTGTTGGCTTAATTCTATAATATGCATTAGCCATACTGTTTTCGTTTTCTCTGATGTAAAGCAACACATCCTGTTCCGTCCAAAATGACATAGGGTTACTTATTGGATTTTTAACATTAAAGGCATTACAGCCATTCTTAACCCAGTTACTTGTCCTTAATTTGCTTTCACTTGCCATTTGTGCTGTCATAGGTACTCTTCCTGTTGCTTTTCCATATTGATGTACTGGCAATTTCTTCATTACCTTGCAACACATATTCGACACTTCAAATGGTGCGTCTAACATAAACATATATCTTGACCTGTCATACATACTTCCAAACTGTTCACACTTAACGTCACATAACTGCTTTACTCTTATAGGTGCGTTAGGGATATTCCCCTGTTTTAATGCCTTGTATAACTCGTTCTCTTTGTCTTTTCTTCGGTCTATGCCAAGCATATCCGCCATTCTGTAGGCATAAGGCATCGTCTGTCTGTCTGTCTGTCTGTCTGTCTGTCTGTCTGTCTGTCTGTCTGTTAGGATTTTAATGTATTTGCGTGTATCTGCAATACATTCTGATATTTCTTTTGAAAACATTGGGAATCCATACTTTTCACAAACCTGTGCGGACGAAATCTTAGGTTTCAAAATCACAAGGTTATCAAAAGTCTGTGCAAATTGCTTTAACTCTGGATATTGTGTCGGTACATCCACGAACACAAAAGGAATATTTTTATATCCGCAAACTTCTCTGGTTATATGTCCTAAAACTGTGCTATCCTTGCCGCCGCTAAAAGACAGATACACTCCGTCTTCGCCAAATTCATCAACCCAGTTTCGCACCCTCTCGGCTGTCATTAAAACCTTGATATTCAGCGGTAATGCCTGCCATTGCTGCAATTCTGCTAATGTATGTTTATTTTCTGCCATAATCACACCTCTTAATTAAATGGTAGCCCCTCGTCAGCTACGCCATCTGGAACAGCCATAAAGCTGTCATTACTGCTGTTACCGCCCATAATGCCATTATTATTGCTTTGCTGATTAGTACGGCTTTCGCAGAACTCGTGTCTTTCAACAACGCAATCATTTGTGTAAACTTTCTGTCCGTCCTTGTTAGTATAGTTGCCTGTCTGCCATCTACCCTCAACAATAATCTTAGTGCCTTGATGAAGATACTTCTCTGCAAACTCTCCATTCTTGCCAAATGCGATGCAGTTAATAAAGTCTGCTGATTGTTCGCCCTCTTTCTTAAAAGCTCTGTCAACAGCTAATGTGTATCTTACTACTGCCATACTTCCACTTGCCGTCTGCGAATATCTAACCTCTGGGTCTCTTGTTAATCTTCCACATAAAATTACTTTGTTAATAAGTCATTCCTCCTTTTTATTACGATACCTTTCTAACATGTGGTATCTTGCGTGCTCTGTAAAAGTCATAAGTTTCAAATTTTCTTTTCTATTATCATTACGAATCCCATTAATATGGTGCACCACTTCATCATCTTTCAAATGTCTGCCAATGATACATTCCATTATTAAATCATGTTCCATAATATATCCGTCTTTAGTGGCATTAGGATGGTCGGGGAAATAGATGCAAATATATCCGTCTGTTCTTAATTTTTTATGCCCTATTCCACATACTTTTTTGCTTTCGGACATTTTTCGTCTCGTCTCTTCTGACACTATTTTGTTTTTATGCGTTTTACTACTCTTTTCTCTGGCAGATTGTGGATATTCCCATCCCTGCTTTTTAAGGTTGTCAAACACTTCTTTTGTGTTTCTGGACTGTATGCCATATTTTTTCATATAGTTATAAACAGTTCCGACGCCGATATGTAAAATGCTTGCAATCTCATACATAGGCTTTCCACGAATTACATAAAGTTCATACAAAACTTCTTTAGGCACTTTATTCATATATTACTTTCCTCACTTTCTAATAACTCTTTATTTTCAAAAATGTTGCCAATAACTTCAACTTCATCACAACACGGTAAATACTCAAAGTTTGATTTATAAAACTCTTTACCATTTGTGGCTTTGAAATCTAATTCCGATTTGTCCCATATCACCTGATAAATATGTTCAATTCCATCATAACTAGTTCTAACAATATCATTCTCCCAAATCAGATTGCCATTCTTATCATTCAAGCCTGTACACTGGCAGATTGTGTTTTCATTTACCCTATACCAATTTTCAAATCCTAAATCTCCCTTAGTACCGCCTTTTGTAAACATATTACTATTATTTGTCGAAATGATAATTGCTCTATAACCATCTTCGGCATCATTTGACAATATAAGATTGCCTTGTACCCATTCTCCATTATCAACTCTCTTTGCCTTAAATAAATATCTATCGTTCATCTAATTTTCTCCTTCCGGTTTCTCACACCGCTCAAACTCGATAACCCACGCCCAAGGGTTCGCATTCCAACCGTAGCGGTCAATGTCGGTTTTCTTAATAGTGCTGTTCCATAATTTTGCAAAAGCCATTAACATTTCATCTGCCGTTGTAGGTTTATTGAAATATATTCCTTCTTTCGGCACATCACTAGCCCACATCTCCTGTAACCGCTCTACCCTAACATCCGTAACCTTAAGCCAGATGCGAGCCGCTTCTTTTGGCATGTGGATTGACGGTTTCCATTTTGTAACATCTGCGATGTCATCTTTCTGCCAATCTTCATAGTAGTAATACCCATTTGGTGCCTTTTTCCATGTTTCTCTAACATAAAGGATGTCTCCCGGCTTATACGGTGAGCATTGTTTTATAAAGTATTCTGAACATATAGGACCGCTCCATTCTCCTTTTTTCAGTACATTCCAATATTCCACTTTCTCATCAAATGGAATCCCGCCTTTTAAAATTCTCCTTGTACAAGCCTTTCTCCCGTCCAGAATTGCCCGCACCATCTCAGTATTGAATAAAATCGGTTTAATTGCCATCTACACCTCCACCTTTCACAATCTCGATTGCAGTTTTGCTTACAATTAAATTATGATTCATCATAGTCCCATCTTCGATACCTATGTCTGCATTGAAAGTCCATTCTTTCAACTGCTCTACAACCTTATTTACATCATAGGCAGTAGGTTGCTCTTTTACTGCTTCTCTTATAACTGCCAGTATAATAGGGTCTAACACTGCGTTTAAATCACATTTCTCCGCCATATATTCAACAAACTTATCTGCATCAATCAACCTCATTGTTCACCCTCCTGTTCCATGCCTCCATCGCTTCTTCCCATGTCTTGCACGGTTTTCCTTTTGTATGACACGCATTGCATTCGCAATAGTGCTTAATTATTCCACCATCAACAATAGTACCCCAGCCACAAAACGGGCATGGCTTTAATTCTTCACTCATTATTCATCACCCCAATCCAGCTTCTGTCCGCACTTCCAACAATGCCCTCTTTTAATTACATTGACTGCATAATCTGTTGTGGCATGACACGCTGGGCACTCCACATTCGCATTATCATTATCATCTACAGGCGATATATGATATGCCCTCTTCGGTATCTGTTTTTCTCTCGCCGCACGGCACTCTTCCATGCTTCCGATTTCTCTGTACTTCTGTACTTCTTCAAGTGCGGATATTGCCATATCTAACGCTATTGCTCTCTTCTGCGGAATAATTGCGCCAGCCGGTCTTATGTTGTGTAACTCATTGATTGATTCTTTCTCCGTCACGATATCACCTTCTTCTTGATAATCCTCAATGTCTTACGCTTCTTCTTGCTTCCAACATAACGGCTACCACCCATCGGCTTGCCATAAATAAATGCACTCATGTTACCATTCTTAGACTTCATCTTCTCTACCTCCCAGTGCTTCAATTGCCATGTTAATAGCTTCAATTCTTTTTTTGTTTATCATTGTAAGCTCTCTTTTCTTCGCTTCACTCAATCCCAAGTAGTCGCTACTGTATACTGCTATTGCATTTATTAGTAGTTTTTGTTCATCACGAAGAATTTCAATTGCTTCCTGAACACCCAAATTATCCCCTCCTAGTTTAATCGCCAAAATTATATTCCTTTAGCCGCTTGCCTTTCTCGTACACCGTACATTCATCGCCTCCCGGGCACGGTCTTCTGTGCCCGGTTATCAATATGTACTGGCAGAACCTATCGCCACCCTCAAAGCTTATACGGCAACTGTATTTGCATGTGCTACATTTCTTTTGTTTCGACATGCTGTCTCATCTCCTTAGTTGAACGGTAAACCTTCATCTTCTACACCCAATGGTAAATTCATGAAGCCGTCACTTGCCATTGCTGGGGCAGACATATTTGAAGCCGGCTGGCTTGGACTGCTGCCGTTAGCGTTCTTGCTCTCCGCAAACTCGTATTCCTCAACAACAACATCTGTTGTGTAGACTTTCTGTCCGTCCTTGTTGGTATAACTGCCAGTCTGAATACGTCCGATAACCGCTATCTTAGTACCCTGATGCAAGTATCGTTCAATGAACTCCGCTGTCTTGCCAAACGCTATGCAGTTGATAAAATCTGCTGTCTGCTGTTCGCCCTCTTTCTTGTACTTTCTGTCAACCGCAAGTGTGAATTTTGCGGTTGTAATATTCGTTGCTACGCTTACTCTTATCTCCGGGTCTCTCGTTAATCTTCCACATAAAATCACTTTATTAATAAGTCATTCCACCTTTCTTTAATTCATACCTTTTTAACATGTGATATCTTGCATGTTCTTTAAATGTCATAAGTTTTAAGTTTTCTTTTCTATTATCATCTCTAATGCCATTGATATGATGTACTACTTCATCATCTTTTAGTTGCCTACCTATTAAGCATTCCATAATCAGGTCGTGTTCCATTACATATCCGTCAATCGTTGATTTTGGATGGTCTGGAAAATATATAGATATGTATCCGTCTGCTCTCTTTTTTCTATGCCCTATGCCGTGAATTTTCTTGCTTTCAGACATTTTCTTTCTTGTTTCTTTTGAAACAGCCTTGCCTTTGTGTGCTTTGCTTATAGCTTTTCTTGCAGATTCAGGATACTCCCACCCGTTTTGTTTTAATCTATTAAGGCATTCTTTTGTGGTTCTTGATTCTATATTAAATTTTTTCATATAGTTATATACAGAACCAACTGCAACACCTAATTCATCGGCTATTTTATGCATAGGTTTGCCACGCACTACATAAAGTTCATACAGAACCTCTTTGGTTATTAAATTCATTATTATTTCACGCTTTCTTTGTCTTATCTCCTTTTCTCATCCCATTTTTTCATAAGTTTTTTGCTCTCTCGATACAAAAAGCTCATGCTATCCTTTTCACTTTCAGTTATTCTAGTCGTGTTGGTTTTGCGGTTGTTCGTCACTTCCGCCTGGTATTTCTCGCATTTATCGTGGTACGCCCCACAACCTCTGTTAGGGCAGTCTCGACAACATCTCATTCGTCTGGCTCCTTACGCTGATTTACTCCGCTTCTGATGCTACGTCAAGTGGTGACTGTAACCATTCAAGCCAATCATCAGGCATTGGTAAGTTGTTATCGCCCAAAGCCAAATCGTGCTTGGCTAAAAACTCCGCCAATTCTTTATCACTCATACTTCTAATTCTGTCGGCATTAGTTGATACCTTACATCTAAGAGCTCCATCGGGGCAGCCATGAACATTAGGTATTGTAAGGCGTACTATACAGCTAGTCTTATATTCGCAAATATCGCATTTCATCGTATTCACTCTCCTCAATCCTTGTAAGCAATCTCTACGCCGTCAATATCTATCTCATTATTACGAGCTACCATGGCTCTCATAATTGCAACATAGTCTTCATCTGCTAAGTCAATAGGACAGTTATCTAATGCTCTCAACAATTCATGGATAGTATCTACTTCCTCATCGCTAACGCATATCTGATATACGGTTTTCATTTTGCTTCACCTCTCAATTCTTTCAATTTCTTTTCTGCTGCGGATTGTGCTAAGTCCATACCGGCAAGGCATCCGTTAGCATATGCATCCTCGTAACATCTATCTATAGCTAAATAAAATTCATCGCAAAACAATTCTGTAAGAGGACATTCTGAACACTTATAATTCTCGTGGTAGCATGTAGACTTTATATGAACACATTCTCTATATCCTGTCGTGTCATCTTTTGCCGGTAACTTAACAAGTCTACCCTGTTCCTCTAACTGCTGATACTCTTTGGATTTTTCAAGCCACTCAGCTAACTGCTCATGGTCTTTTGCGACTTTAATGCAAGCTTTATACATAGGATTATCACTCTCAAAAAAGCTCGCACGATATTTATATTCTTCTGCTTTTTCTTTTGTATGTTCTATAAATTCATCAATGTTCATTACTGCTCCTTTCTAAAACGGACACTCTTTTTCTTTGTGTTTAGCAAATAATCTCTTTATCCACTTAGGCAACATACATTTCCATGTTGGAACATCAAAACCACCTTTTCTATCGAACAGGCACCCGCAATCGCAACACTCTCCCTCATAGCTTCCGATTTCCCAACCACAAGGGCAATTCTCGCAATCATTATCATACCAACAGCTAACTTCTGTGTAGTGTTCCCACTTATCGGAATTTTCAATAGGCTTTGAATATTTGAATGTTGAAATTCTCACATTTCCAAATCGCTTGTCTATTTCAATGTCTTTATGAATTTTGAATAATTTCACTTTTTACCTCCTAAAACGGACACTCACTAGGATTTTTCAAATCCCAACTTTTCCCCGCTACAGCAACATCTACATTTGCTCCACAAGCAACTTTTTTCATCTTCTCGATAAAACTATCCTTATCAGCATTTTCACTTGATAAATGGCACATTATGACGTTCTGTAGGTTGTCTGAATCGTTAGCCTTAACAAAATCGCAAGCGGTATCAATGCTTAGATGACCTCTGAAAACGTGATTAGCTTTCGGATTGTCGGTATCAACTAAATCCTTATCATAGTTCACGCCTAAGAGAATGTGGTTTATGCCCTTAAAACGCCACTTAATCAGCTCTGTGTCGGTTATGTAAAGCAATTTACCCATTTCCTTATGTGTTATCAGAAATCCGTAACAAGGACACTCTGTTCCGTCTGCGTTGGTGTGTGTCCACCTGCCATCTACTGTTGTTAGGTCAAAAGGTCTAATTTTGAAATCACCAAAATGCACCACATCAAGAAAAATATCAAGTGCCGGATTAAATACACGAATACCCATATTTCTAATATCAGCTACCGACTTGCTATGGTCTTGGTGGCTGTGGGTACATATCGCACCCACAACACCTGTAATATTCCAGTTCAAACCTTTCTTAATCTCCTTGATGCCGATACCGCAATCAAGGATAAGTGTTTCTCCGTTATCTGCCTGCAACAGATAGCAGTTGCCACTACTGCCGCTTGCCAAACATTTGAGCTGTATCATTCAGTTCCTCCTTGTTTTTTATTATTTCCGTGACAATAGGTCTTAGTTCAGCAGATTGTTTGCAGTACCAATTATCAACATTGTATCTAAGATACCTTATGTAAGCACCTATGCTTCCTTTGTCTTCGCAGTATGGATTTTGCTTAACAGCTTCTTGAAGCCGCATCCTTAATGCCCTCGACTTTCCATTTAACTAAATCCGTCATACTTCCACCTCATCATCTTTCGGGAACTGAAAATAATTCTGTGTCATCTTATCGAAAGTAGTCTCCGACAAACTTCTTATGAATTGAGTGCCTTTTTCAGTATTTATTACTGTTTTGAGGAAGTCGACTTTCTCGCAATGTTCTCTTAACATTCGCATAGCTTTCTCTGTCTTTTCCTCGGTCGAGTACTCCGCAAGTGTCTGTGAATCGGTAATCAGATTACTGTTAAAGAAGTAAATCTTCTTGTTGAGCCTGATAACCGCCACATGCTCGTATGGCACATCTGTTGTTCCGTCCTGACTAATTATTCTCATGCTTGCCCTCCATGATTTCCTTTAAAACTGCACCAAAATCGCTATCGGTAGCGGTAGAGCACTTATCAGGGCATCCAATAGCCTCATTCAGTATCATATTAAAGAGTTGCTTATCACCATGGAGCACTTTTTCATATATCGCTTTGGTTAGAACTCCCCAATCGGCTATAATGTCCGCACCCTTACCGTCAATCATTACTATTCCCTTGTTACTAGTAATCATATAACCTCCTATTCCGCCGTCATAAATGGCGGTAACTCCGTCTGCTCTGTTGACTGCTCCTTGGTTGCTTCTATCGCCGTTGCACTGGAATTATCTTCTATGAACTCAACTGTATTAGAGTTCTCGTCAATCTCAGCCTGTGCAAGCTGATAAACTTCGTCCATTTCAATTTGTGCCTGTCTTGCCATTGGGTCATAATTCTTCGGAAACTTTCTTGTGGCATTGTTGCACATTTTTCTCTGAATCATACTCTCTGGAGTATCAAGCCAAGCACCGCTGATGAATGGTCTAGCGAGCTCACATTCAAGCATTTCATCCGCTGTCTTACATGTTCTTAATGCGTTAAGAATCTCGTCTTTTTTAGCCTTAATTTCTGCTTTCTGCTTCGGTGTAGCCTTATATCTGTCCTCGCATACCCCAAAGGTACTATTCATCATATTCTGCTTAACATGCGCCAATAGATTAACCTTAACGCTATCCCTATCAGCAGAGAGATATGTAACCGTGCCATCTAATAACTTAACAGGATATACAACTCTTACCGCCTTATCGGATAACCCTTTTTCTTCCCATTCTGGTTCTGTAATCAAAAGTCCTTTGTGCTTAGGTGGAATGTACACGTCGCCCTCCTTGATGACCCAATATGGATAAACTGTATCAACATTCTTTCCGTAGTTGGATAAGAGTGAATCGTAGCCAGCTCCCTCAATTCCCATTTCGACCTGCTTCTGCCATATATCTTTTTCTGTTTGTGGGTCAGTGCCTACTTTCACATTCCTTAACTGGAAATAACACTCCCTTGGGTATGCACTAGCATTGAGCTTTAAGCTTGCACAACGCTTTACAATCCCCCTTAAATTGCTTGTATCAAGATTACCCATATTAGTCTTAGGGTCATTCTTGACAAGATTGAATATGCTTGTCATAGCCTCCATGGCACACTCTTTCGCATAATCATCCATATTCATTCCGCAAGCCTTATAATCGTCAATAATAAGACCTGTCATAGCATTGCTCCACTCGCTCAATGATGTTGTAAATGCTTTCTTCTCTGCTACTGCTGTTGTTGTTTCTGCCATTACCAATCCCTCCTAATTTGCTTTCTTAATTCCATCTATACTGATTATAAACACCTGTGTTGTGTCTAAGTCCTGAATAAGTGCAAGTGTGCTGTCGAAAGTATCATGCTTAGCAATATTGCGGACAATATACTTCTTGCCCCTTAAAGGTGTTTTCCCAAAGACGTAGTTGCCTATATATTCTTTCAAGCCTGTCCAATCGGCATAAGCGATATACATTCCAAGTAAGTTTACAACGATAACCATATCCCCGACCTTAATTTCATCGTCCTCAATCATCTTGTCGTCTTTGCTCTCTGTCAAACGCTCAAACGCAAGCTTCGCACCCACATGAAAATCAAACTTATCCGTTGGATTGCAGTGTGCCTCAGCTCTCTTACCTGTGGACTTGTCAAGAGCTGTAACTATATTGCCATTGCGGTAAATCACAATAGTTTCCGTAGCCAAGCTGAGGTCATTCTCCTGTACAAACCAGCAATTATTTTCATTACTGTCTCTGTTCAGTGGGTAGCCGTTGTGACCGCCGTGCCAGTTCTCGAACTGGATTAAAAAATCACCGCATTGGTAATCAACTATCGTTCCAGTCATTCCGTAAACGCTGTCACTCTTATCTGTAACCGTTACTCTGTCCCCTATCTTGAATTTGCTTTTTGCCATAATTATCCCTCCACAATCTCTAATTTCTCGCTATCATTGACAATCAGCATAATCAACTGACTATCGACCATTTCAGCAACTTTCTTCTGATTAGTGTTGTCAAGGCTCTCACTATCATCTAAGATAATAGGTACTGACATACCGCTAATTTTCTGAATAGAGTTACAAATATCAACTCTGCCTAAAATTCTGTTGCCCTTGTTGCTCATAGTTGTTAAAATGCTCTTTCCGTCTACAGTAGGTATGCAACAACTCTTGTAATTGCCGTTCTTGGCATATTCAAACAACTGCCACTTAACTAACTCAAAATGGCTGTTTACTGCTTCTGTCAAGGCTTCATTCTTTGCCTTGTCCAGCTCGTCAAGTAAATCAAGAGTTTTTTCAGCATCGGTCTTATTCTGTTCCTGTGTACGCTGTTCTGCCCTTAATTCTTCAAGTCGCTGTTCGTCTCTCTCTGTGTTACTTTCAGCAATCTTCTGTTCAACTTCTGATAGCTGCTGCCTAAGTTCGCTTTCCTGTGCCTTTAATTCAGCCTTGACACTTGAAATATCATTAGCCTTGTGCATAGCTTCTTCTTTTTCGGCTATCTGTTGTTCAAGTGCCTTGTATTCTTCTGTTGCTGTCACATCAATTTCCTGTGGGAGTTCGGATAACTGCTTTTCAAGGTCTGCAATGGTTGTATTCAGCATTTCAAGGTTTTCTCTATGCTGTGGTAACTCTTTTTGTAAATCTTTAAGAATCTTCTTATTCTTATCAAGTTTGTCTTTAAAAAGGTTGCCATTGTATGTGATAAGCTTTAATTCTTCTGCCTTGTGGCTATCAAAATCGGCTCTTAACTGTTCTTTCTTATCTTCCTTATATTCATTACCGCAATAAGGACAGATAAGACTTGAGTCATCAAACTTACGCTCATTTTCTTCTTTCCACTTATCACGCTCTGTCTGTAAGTAAGCCTTAATGCTCTCAATAGCCTTTTCTGAACTAGCAATACAGCTTTCGGTATCAGCAATAGTCTTTTCAGTCTGCTTAACAAGAAACTTCTTATCAGCAATCTTATCCTCAATCTCTCGTCTAGCCTTGATATTGTCCTCATTAGCCTTGCGAACCATATCGCTCTGCTTGAACTTCAAATCAAGAATATCGGCACTAGCCTTATCATATTCAGCCAACAGCTTGTCATTATCAGTCTGCTTTGCAATGTAATCAGCAATCTGCTCTTTAAGGCTGTTTCTAAGCAGTTCAAGGTCAGATGTATCAATGTCAGACTTAATCTGAATATCTCTTTCCTTTTCCTTAATCTGTCCGTCAATAACAGGCGATTGCTTGTCAACATTAGACGAAATTAATTTATTCATTGAGCGAATTTCTTCGACGGTGTATTTTTCGAGCATTGTTACTAATTCTGCAAGCTCTTTTCTTGACCTTGCCATATCTAAGTCCGTAACACTTTCAATTAAGCTGAAAAGATATTCTCTCATTTCATCCGGCTTTCTACTGAGAAAAGCATTGATATTACTGCAAGCCTTAAACATCTTCATATTAATGCCTAGATACTCATTAAATGCTGTTAAAGTCTTAGGAACACTGTTGACGTAATAAGAGTTATTATCGCTGACAGTTGTTACAATTTTCCCATCTTTTACAGCTTCTTTATAAGTCCTCTTCTGCACTTTCTTCATGGTAATTTCCTTACCATCTGCATCCAGTACAAGTTCAACAGATACATCCATATCATCAACTGATACTCCGTCAACCTCTCTTCTAACAACCGGATTATCTTTCAACTCATAATCGCAGTTAAACAAGCACCACAAATACGCGGTTGCTATTGTTGACTTGCCGACACCGTTCTTAGCCATGAGCTTAGTAATGGCGTAAAAATCAAAATCCTTGCTTGCGTAACACATGAAGTTCTCAACTCTCATGTTCAAAAGCTTAATATTCATTCCTCTTAGTCCTCCTTCTGAACGGCTCCTGTAATCTTGCCGTCCTCAATCACAACCTCCATGTTTCCGGCTGCACATAATATCTGCAATTCATCAACATACATTGCGTTCAAGTCTGTGATAATCATTTTCGCTTTCCTCCTCTTGCAAATTTGTCTATGATTTTCTTTTTGTCTCCGTTTTTGCCGACAAGATAAAAATAAAAATCTGTCTCCTTATCAAGCATCCAGTCATTTGCATTAAGCCTGTACGACGATACGATGTCTTTCCGCTTGCGTGTCAATTTCTTTGGCTGTTTCACTCTCTTATCCTCACTCTCCAATCCTTCCAAACTCCGAATTTCAAAGCGTCCTCATGTCGCTCAAAGTAAATGTCAATCTTGTTGCCCTTGATAGCACCGCCACAGTCCTCAGCAACAAATGTTCCGATACCTTCAATGTCAACCAGTGAGCCGTAAGGAATAACCGCAGGGTCAACCGCTATGGTAACGCCCTCAGTAGCATGTGTACATGTTGCTGTTATTCTGTCGGTCTTACCACAGCATTTCTCGCAACCACAGTAGGCGGTTATGGTGAACAACTGCCATTCGTCCGATGTTTCCTTAGATGGACCCGACATGGTGCTTGTATAGTCCACGGACTTCTCTATGCTGTTCGGCACTGCCGTTGTTATCTGTATCAGCACTATCAATAGATATATAATTGACATTAACCCTACCAGACCATAAGCCATCGCATACCGCCGAACAACGTCCTCAAATATCGCTTTAAGCTGTGGCTTCTCGTAGATAATTGCAATCTTCGTAGTCGCCTCTCTTATTGCTGTTTTTGTGTTGCCTGCCTTTTCCATGCGCGACCTCTTGTTATCCTGTAACCGCTGTAAACTGCAATGAGCTATCGTTTCAAGCCGTCCGTAAAGCTCGTTGTAAAGCGTCTGATAATCAATACCACTCTTGATTGAGATTTCCCTTATTCGTGCATTGATTTCATTCCGCCAGTCCCCAATCGGCTGTGTGAAGATTTCCTTCATGTTGTCAACCGTTGTCTGCACCTGCTCAATCTGCTGTGCCTGTCGCTTCTGTTCCAGCTCCGCCTTGTTCATGTTCTCAACAAGCATGTTCATAAGCTGTAACTGTGGCGATAACTGTGAGCGGTCAATAGCAGTCTGCTTGACCTTCTCCTCAACCGCCGTAAAATATTCCCTTGCCTGTTCTGCTTTCTCGCCGTTACCCTTGACAGATAACTTCTTAGCGAAGTGAGCTGTGAGCCTGTAATCTGTCGTAGCCTGTCCACCCCATTCCCCATTAATGGTGAATGCCCAATAATCAACATTTTCCTCTGCAAACTCGTTCTCGGTAATATTTGACTTACACCACCTTGCATAATGCTGTGGCGCAAGCTCTAAAAACTCATAAAGCTTTCTCGCCGTTGTCATGCCCTCGCTGTCAATGTCAAGGGCAATCTCAATCGGCGTTCTTGTTTCTACTGTCTTAACTTCGTTCAAGTCTTACTCCTTTCTGCTGTTTTCGCTTTTCTCTGCTTCTCTAGCTATTGCCATTCCCTCGGCTACACCAAGAATGTAGTTCTTCTTGTTATCGTCAAGCTTAGGGATTGTGTCGGACAGCTTACGAATAATCTCTTTTTCCTGCTCACTCATTCAATTCACTTCCCTTCTGTGATATAATGTTTTAAAAACCGGAGGTATTATTATGCTTTTAAAAATTGAAAGAACTATTTTGAAAAAAGTATCTTCAAATATGGTTGGCTCCATTGAACTTTCAAAATTCGGTAAATATTCCGGTGAAGATATTTACCAAGCTTTTTTAGATTTAAAAGAATTAGGCTTTTTCAGAAACGTAGATGTTTCCAATGATAGAACGGTGTTTTCTTATGTTTTATCTGTTAAAGGAAAACACTATAAAGAATATGTTTTTCTCGAATTTTTAAGAAATATCCTAATCCCTTTTATTGTGGCTCTTGTAACCGCCACGGCTACATATCATTTAGAAAAAGTAGCAGATAGCTATTCCAGTAGCAGCACCAGCCAAAGCACTTATGAGTTGAACTGCACCGATTATGAACGGTTCGAACTTATTGAGTAAATCTCGTTTCTGTCGGTATGTCATTTTTTTCAAAAGCTCACTTCCTTTCATACTGTCAAATACGCTAACTGATTGACTATTGCCAATCGGTCTTTACAATTCTTGTAAATCTCTTTATAATGGAGCTGTTGGCTGATACCTTCTTCAACTACTTTCAATATGATATTTTCTGTGACGGATAAATTCATCAGTTGTTTAGCGGTTGCGGTATCTCTATCAGCCACACCGACAGTTTTGTTTGCCAGTTTTGAATATGTCATATACAGCATATCAGCGTGTTCGCTTCCCTGCTGTTTGGCATATTCAACTAACTGCTTTAATACATCTGTTTCAGCTTTTCTCGACAGCTTACCGACTGTTCTTGTTTCAATCCAAGACTGCGACTGTTTTTCTCTGATGTAATTCTCCATCTGATTAAAAGCGTTTATGTATTTAAGTTTCCAATCTAACGCTTTCTTTCCGGTAAATCCCATTACCAATAATGAAAAGCCGTCTCGGTTCATAAGGTACATTGGATATTCCTGTTTATTTTGTGGATGAATGTAACTACTTTTTACAAATAGGGGGTCTCCACCATTTTGGGCACACCCTTTTCCGATTAAATCAGAGTACATTCTTTCTATTTCTGAAATCAGCTTGTCATGTCTTTTACCAAACTTTTCAGCAACCTCCAAACTGTTGCATACAGCTTCATCATGCTCTAAATGTACAAGTTCGTTCACGTTCTCACCTCTTTTCTGTTGATTGTAAAACAATTATATGTCATTAAAAAACATTTGTCAACATATTTTTGTTGATTTTTTCAACAAGGCGTGATAATATAAATTTGCAGGAAGGAGGTGTGAAAATAAATGAATGAGCGTATTAGGAAGATAAGAAATGCTCTGAATTTGACGCAACAAGAATTTGCTGACAAAATAAAAGTGAAAAGAAACACTGTTGCAACATACGAAATGGGTAGAAGTATTCCAAGTGATTCAGCTATAGCATTGATATGTAAAGAATTTAACGTCAATGAAGAATGGCTTCGGAATGGCATCGGGGAAATGTTCAAATCAAGAACCAAGGAGCAGGAAATCGGAGCTTTTGTCACTGAGACGATGGCTTTAAAAGATGACAATTTCCAGAAAAAATTTGTATCAGCCTTAACAAGGCTAACCGTCAAAGACTGGGAAAATCTTGCTGAAATAGCAAAGAAACTGTTAGATGAGTAAAAGAGGAGAGGGTTATTCCCTCTCCTTTGTCATTCCTTGAATAAATTTTAGGATATGCTCCAATATCCACAAATCATCCGTTTTATTAATTAAGGCAATTATTTTTCTTCGGTAGTAATTCACATCTTTTTTCATGTTTTGCATTTCCCCTTTACAACCACACGTTTTCCAGTAGCGATGTATCCATTATAGAACATTAGTTCGATATTGTCAAGCACAAGGAACGGTGCAACGCCAATCACACCGCCCCTCGCCGAAGCTTGATGTTGTTCCAATCGGGAACAAGTTGAGGATAACACACAATCAACGCTAACTCACTCTCAATCGTAACCAAAAAATCGACAAAATACGCAGAATTACATGACGGTTTACCTTGATAATGTTGCCATGAAGTGCTTGAAAGACTATATTGCGTCAAGGAACGGCTCTAACAGCCTCAATGAGCCACTTTTTACTCAATGCCGTAGCCATGTAAATAATAATTTATCCGTCATTGGTGGATTATCCGCATTCGCAGTTCCGTTGTCTGTTAATACTGTTGCAGGCAAAGAGACGGAATATGTGCTTATCGACAATATACCAAGCGGCACATACATAATTAATGCACTGACGCATGTTGATAATGCCGATATCCCCGATGGTAAACGACTTTTTATGGCTATCGCAGATAGAGGCTACATTGGTGCGACAGCTATAGCAGGCAACCCTAAGAGTTGGCAGTGGGCGCAGACAATGTTCTTCAGGGGCACAGGTTGCATTCTCAGAATTATGTCCGAGTTCGATTTTGAGGTAAAGTTTAATATGAGTGTTTCCCTTATGCGTATCAAGTAAGCGTAAAATTTCCGCTAAACGGAATAATACCTACAAGCATATTAGCATTGGCTGTTGATGTTATGTTGAGTATAAGCTTATTAACAGTTACAGTTACATCTGGTCTTGCATTATTTTGTATGTTAATTATAGTCAGATTTCCACCAGATGAATATATATAATAGACATTACCCGATACGGTCAGTAACGCATGCGCACCGCTTGCTATGTTTGTACTAATGGTTACCTTTTTAACCCACCCTGTACCGACGATAATAGATTTTATATCAGCTAAATTATTATTTAGCGTAGTAATGTCACTTGTATTCTTAGCAATCGCTTCATTAAGTACTTTGCCTTGTGCCGCATCAAGAGCACTGCCAGTTGCGGTAGTTGTAAGATTATTAACCGTGTCCTTGAACGCATGAGGCTTAAGGTCGGAAAACCACTTCTTGACTTTACCAAACAGCACAGACAGCTTCTCGCCTGTGGATATGTTTGCTCTTGCTGTTGCTTCGGTAAATGCAACTGTTGCGTTAGTTGCATCACCATCATCTGCTACCGCCCCTACATCTGAGGCTGTAATATTTACATTACCTCGTCGGAATGTAGTTTCTTTTGGGCCCTTAATTCCAGTGACAGGAGTACCCGCAAGGCAGTCCCAATATCCGTCAACAGTCTTATATACGTTTGTGCCTGCCGCTTGGGTTACTCCTGCTCCCTCTTTAAATGTACTTGTCGTCACAAATTCGTCGGATATATTATACATGTCTCCTGCGCTTGCGACTGCAAGGCTGGGAAGTTGAGCAAATGTAATTGTACCCATAGGGCGCAACGTTCCCGCTAAGCCCTCAGATATAGCCTTAGACTGCTCGTAATAATACTTCGCACTATTACTATCACCTATTGCATATTTTTGTGCCTTAAGCGCGGAAGTATTTGCGTCCGTCGCATACTGCAATGCTGATTGTTTGCTTGATTCAGCTGATTGCTTGCTATCTAATGCGCTAGATGCTGATTTCCCAGCGTCAGACGCGCTTTTTGCCGAGGCTGTCGCATTGCCTTGTGCTTCATCCGATGCTATTTGTGCGATATTTTTTGCACTTTCAGAATCATTTTTGGCTGATTCAGCCTGTTCAGCAAATGTTTTTGCCGATTCAGCATCGGCATGAACTGTATCTTCGCTCGCTTTTGCGTTTTTCTCGCTCAGAGCTGCTGCCTTGGCACTTGATTCTGCATTTGCCTCAGATAATGCCGCTGCATCGGCACTTGATTGTGCTTTTGCCACTTCAACCTTAATTTTGGCAAGATAATTAGGCTCAAGGTATTCTTCGCTAATGCTACCTTCTTTGAGGGAAGCCGACACCTTGCCATTTGAATCAATAGTGAATATAACAGTGTCCGTATCCATGAACTCATACTGAGTAATAAGAGCCGATAAATCTATGTACTGCTTGGTTCCGTCATCAAGGGTGATAATAAGTTGCTCCGTATTCTTATCATACTCGAAGTTGATTGCAAGCTTCTCAAGCTTAGTATCTATCGTGAGCATGGAACCATTCTTCTTGGTCACGGTAAAAATGCCTGTTACCTCATCATATTTCACGTCTGCAACGAGCGTTGCAATCTCGGTTTTGCCCGCTTTATTAGCGTCCAGTTCAACAACTCTATCATCTACAAGGTCAAGAGCCACGTCATTCTTGTTAAGTATTCTTGCCGCAAGCGGTGTATTAATACTTGGGTAATCTTCCCAGTTAATCATTGTATGCGCTTTATTCATCTGATACCTCCTAAAATCCGAAGAAGCTTGACCACGACTTGAAGTGTTCTGTTCCTGCGTTGTCTGTCCACCATGCCCCTGCTGGGCTCATCCTAAAACTGTTACCCAAGTGAACAAACCCACTTTTGTCAACGCGAAAGTCCGGGTTCTCAACTCCACCATTGCCAAGCACCCACATACCATCCTCATTAACTACAACTCGATTGTTACCGAACGATACAGCACCGCCATTAATGATTGCGCCTATAAGGGTTGCAGCAGTAAGCGTCGCATTGATAATAACAGCTCCGTCAAGTTCTATCTTGTCGGCTTTAATCTTGACTTTTTCCGCTGATTGATTAATCTCAGATACGACCTCATTCTTAGCGACTTTAGTGCTTATCTCTTCGGATGTCTGTCTTATCTGAGAATACATCTCTGCTATCTCAGCCGGAGTGTCCGCCGGAGAAGGCTTCCATACAAGACTATTTTCGTTTGTCGTCACATATAGTCGTCTGTAGTTGCACTCATTCGTACTTAATAGTTGTACAGCCATTTTTGTATAGCCCGACGGAACTTTAATTCCGCCTGAAATATAGTCTCTCATCCAGAATCCAGACATAAATGTAATTCCAAATGAATCCTCGGTTATTGTGTTGCCTACATTATTCTTGAGTATCACCCGGAAACATGGTGTAGCGTCAGTTACAGTCACATTCTCGCGCATACGTTCAACCGATACAAACACTGTGCTATCGGCATCGACGCTAAAGAATGCTGTCACCGGATACCCTAAGTGCGTTGTCAGCACCTCATTATTAATAGTCGCATCTGCCTTATCACCCCACAGCCTATCACCCCAAAACTGCGTCCCCTCGAATATATTGTCGTAAGTTACCGTTGCCTGTATCTGCGAACGGACTTCACTTCTGATTTCGTCTGCCGTCTGTGTAATGGACGATTCAAGCGTTGTCTTGGTACTTTTAGCATCTTCTTTAGTTTCGTATGTCTTAGACGCATCACTCCTGATTTGCTCCGCTGTCTGTGTAATGGATGTTGACAACTTTTGCTCAACATCCACAATCTGTGATTTAGTTTCATCGACTGTCCGCGTAAGGGTGTTAATCCTGCCCTTGAGCTGCACAATCGACTTATTTACGCTGTTGACCTGCGAGCTGCGTAACTGTTCGCCGTCTGCGGTATAAGTGTCTCTTAATGACTGTATGCCCTTTAACGTGCGGTTAAGCACATAGCTCTCAATTATGGCATACTTAGTTGAGAGCCTAACAGCATCACCAATCTCAATGCACGGGTTCCCGATGCTCTCGACAGACATAGGACGGTATGTAATGCCCTTTATCTTGTTAAAGATGTTATTGACAATAGTATTAAGCTCTTCTGCACTTTTCCCGTATACCAAGAAATTATCTTCTATGATATAAGCATTAGTGCCGTCGCCCGCGATTGCTCCAATGTCATCTTCACTCTGTCTGATTTGTACTTTGTCAATGCCTTTAACGATGTAATCCTGATACTCAGCACTGATATAGTGGCTTTTTTTAATCGTGATTCCCTTTGGTTCAACAGGGAATAAATCTTCTGACGGATATAAATCTTCTGACGGATATAGCCCCTGTATGTCCTGAGACAAATAAATATACTCATACTGTCCGCCACGTCCTATATGCCCCATGCAACCGTTAATCTCGCATATACAATTAAGCACATCGGCACCGCTTATCTGCTCTGTATCTATGGACTTAGTTACTGTCATACTGTCGTTGACAAGCGTTATATCTTTTTGCACAATGCCGAAGTAAGCAAAAAAACTGCTTCTAAATGCTTTAAGCGTTGTTGTGCTGTCATCATTCGGCAACAATGAGTTATACCACTTCGCCACATCAGCGTTAATCATATCGTACAACGCATCGTAAGCCTCAATCTCGCGTTTTGTTCGGTCAGCCGTGGGTTTATCAGACACCACCTTATAACGCCCTAAAATGAACGGACTATCACTGTTGCCGTCAAGGATTATCTTGACAGTTATCCACTTGCCTTTCAGTGAAGTGAAAATGTTCGAAATTGTAAACTTAACCGCCGCCGCTTCACACGCCCCGAAAGTAAGTTCACTCTCAGAGCACAAGCTCTCAGTCAGTTCAAAGCTCTCTTGATGCAGCTCTGTGTTGGTGATTGTCACGGAGCCGTCACCTGTTGCAATAATGAGCTGTTTATCTACGTTAGGGGCGTAAAACAAATTCTGTAAACTGTAATCAACCATTGTATACACCCCCAATAAATGACATTCTGAATGAGCTGTAATGTATTTCACCGCCGTATGTGCCGTAAATCTGTGGCTGAAAATCCGCAAGATAGCCTTTCTGTGTCACATAATCGTTGTACTCAGGAATATAGGCGGTAATGATACATTCTCTGCCTCTTGCGCTTGTATAGTTATTGCGGATATTAGACATAAGCTCCTCCAGTTCGTCGCCTGTCAGCATGGCACGCACATCAAACTCAACCTTTAGTGCTTTCAATTCCACGGCGTTACGGTGCAAATAGCCGTTAGCGTCCGTGTAATCGTCTATGTCCTGCATGTTCACATAAGCCTTGTAGCTGTCAGCCTTGATAAATTTTTGCGGGATGATATATTCTCCCACCTTAACTAAAAAACCGCCGTATGCCACCTTTACCGCCTTTCTAGGGCATAATAAAAGCACCTATCAATGATAGATGCTAAAATGCTATGTCCTGTCCTGTCTTATTAGTAATGAACGCTCCCTTGTAGCCGGACGCTAACAGCCTGAGCCTTGTTGCCGTAGCACGCCAGTAAGCTTTGTATGCTCCAACCTGTACATGGTAGTTGCCCTCGTAATACTTGATTATTGTATCAAATCCCTTGGAGCGCACGCCTCTTGCCATGTTCACTGCGTAAACCTTGTTCTCGAAAGCTCCGACCTGCACACGATAGTACTTGTCAGTGCTTGCTTCAACCTTAGGTGTCTGATTAGGTAAATCAGCGTTGATGTATGGTGTCGGGTCTACCCAGTCAAACTTGGAAGTGTTCATAAAGGAGTTAGCTCCCCAGAAATCACTGGCGTTGACAGTATAAGGCTTTACCATTTTGCGGAGTTCAAAATGAAGATGGATGCCCGTTGAGCGACCAGAAGTCCCAACAACGCCAATCACATCACCACGCTTAACAACATCGCCTGTCTTAACCCTAAGCTCTCTCATGTGTCCGTAGCCAGTCACATAGTTGCCGTTATGCAGAATCCATACGGCATTGCCATATCCGTCACCGTTACCAGCGTAAAGCACTGTGCCGTCTGAATGAGCCACAATGTCGCTCTGAATGTATCTGTTGTCCTTTTGCGGCACAAGGTCAATTCCCTGTGCATAACCGCCATTCTTGACTGCTTCAACGTGCCGTGCGTAGTTTTGTGTCACAGCATAGCCCTGAACTGCAAATACTCTGTTACCGATATTCATAGTTTTATCCCTCCATGTGTCTAATTTATCTAATAAAAAAGACAGCCCACACGGACTGCCCTTTATATTATCTATATAATTTACTGTATTTATTAATATATATATTTATATATAATATATATACATATTAATCTTATCTATACTATTCTTATCTAATCTAGGTTACGCTTTGTTGACAGAATGTATACAGATTTTAGTATAGTAAATCGTAAAAGTAATTTTAATTAAAAACAGCACCCCATTTCCGGGGTGCCATCTTTTCATTTATTTTCTTCCTCAATCACTTTAATCAAGTCATTCAACCACCATGTAGCCATTGCCGATAATTGAGGGAAATAGTCCACAATATCAAGTGGGTACTGCGGTGCGTGTCCTGTTTCTTCCTCGTATATCTTCTTCGCCGCATCTAGGTCATATTCTTCGCCTATGCGCTTTAAGAGCCTATGGCAAACGTATGAAAGCTTGCAATTCGTCTTATATGCTACCCATTCAAGGTTGCTTCTGTTGCGGATATACCAGCTCTTGACCTTAGGCACCAGTGTATTGCTTGTGTTGTACTTGGTGTCCTCAACCTGCACCGGTGCAACTGCTGTCTGCGGCTGTGCTTTAGCTTTGAAGTAACCGCTTATCAATTCGTCCTGCACTTTCCAAGACAAATCATCCGTAAAGGCTTTTACCAACATCAGATAGCCCCGCTCTGTCAATACTGTTATACCTCTGCTTGGTACAACGATATTTCTAATGTCCGTTAAACGGACATTAGAATTTTCTGTTTCTAATTGAAGCATAAAATAATGCTTACCTACTTCAAATCTGCTTTTGTTTCTGTTGAAAGTCTTTCTCGCCGTTCCGCTTGGTCTATGGTGTACTGTGTCAATATCCTTGAATGTGACAACTCTCTGACCGTTGCATTCACGAATCTGCATTTCCGTATTTTCTATAGTGATAATTTCACTCATTGTCATTATCACCTGTCTTTCTACACAGTCGCCAATCTGTTACACAGGTTATAACTGCAAAATACAAAGTGTTAAATGTGTCATCTTCACGATACTCTTCACATTTCTTTAATATTTTAAGTGCTTCATCAGGGTTATTTGCCTTTAATGCACTTGCAAGCAACTCATATTTGTTCATAATCGCTCACCCCCATTTCTCTAAAATAATCTTACAAATGTAGCAAGATATTCCAGTGTGCCGCCACTTGTTATGCTGTCAATCAGTTTGTGAAGTATTGCTCTGTTTTCTTCCATTACTGATTACCTCCCTTCTCGTTCCCGGCTAACACATTCGTGTATGCCAGTACGCACTTTAGGAAGTGCAAGTTGATGTGTTCTAAATTACTGATAATTGACTTGATAATCTGCTCTTTCATTATATCATACCATTCCTTTCCAAAAAAACCTTGATTTCTCCGCAAAGGAATGATAGAATATGCTTATCAATTCCTTTACGGAGTTGTGCCTTGAGTAGTCGCAAGTCGGTCAAAACTTATAGTGACTACTCTTTTTATTTCCCTAATTCTTTTTCCACCAAACCGATACCCTTCATAATTGCATCTGTTCTTGTAACCCTTAACTCATCTGCGCAACTTTGTATCCTTTGTGCTTCATCCTTAGTAATTCGGATATTAAGGTTTACATTTCTTGGGTTTTCCTTTGGTGGTCTGCCTGCTGGACTGATAAAATCATCTCCTTTCAATTATTGCCCTTGCAATATTTATGTTATTATAATAACTGCCCTTGCAATAATTGTCAAGCATTATTTTATTTTTTTGCAAACAAAAAGGAGCTTTTCAGCTCCCTCTTGCTTATCTTCTTCCGTCTAAATAAAACTCTACTCGGTCAAAAGTTTCAGAACAGCTTAACTGCTTTGAAATAGATTTCCCCGGTTTTAATTCGCTGTCATCATCAGTAAAATAAGTATAGTTCCAATCTACCGGCTCGTTGCCGTTAAAAAATATTGCATATCCTTGAACAAACATTGCTGTTTTATCGCCATTATTAGTTACCTCATATATTGCACCATCTTTTATGAGTGTTTCCGTGTAGGATAAATCCTGTATAACCGATTCGTACCAGCCATCTGTTTTTGTTAATATTTCAGTGTCACAATAAGCAATTTCGGCATCCGTATCAAACATTTCTGTTATTATGGATGTGCAACCCGAACCTAAAGCATCAAATTCAGCATCGTCAACGCTTACAAGTGAGCCATCTGCTGTATATGCCTTTGAATTTGCCGTAACATTTAAGGTCTTATCCGTATTGTTCTTTACAATGACAAAATGAAACGTACAAGCATAGCTGGGAATGTTATATTCTGCAACTATCTCAACGTCACCGTTCTCTTGTTCAGTGGTTTTTATAGCTTCTGTTGTAACTTCTTGTGTCAATGTGTCTTTTTCTGTAGTTGTCGGTGCTTGTGTAGTTTCAGTTTGGGTAGCTTCCTGACTGGTAGTCTCTTTTTGCTTTGCCAGTTCGGCTTCAAGTGACTGCTTTTCCGCCATAAGGCTATCATATTCAGCTTGCGAACTGTTGTTAGATGAACAGCCCATAATCAATGCGGCAGATAAAATAATTGCTCCGATTTTTAATCTTCTCATATTATCTGCCCTCCTTGCTTTCAAAGTGCTTTCTGATTGCGTGGACATCAAAGCAAAGCCTTATACCCAAAAATAAGCAAAACAGGCTTAAAGAAATGCCTATTATCCACAATAAAATCATAAATCTGCCAGTTAAAGCCAAAAATATACCTAACAAAAGAGCTAAACCAAGCAGTATGGATATTACATTTATTTTGATATCCTCACTGCTTTTGCTTTGATTGTCGGTTTTAGTAGTTTTTTCTTCCATATAACAATACCTCCCATATTTGTGTAGTGACTTAATACTACTACTTTATGGGAGGCATGTCAATTCATGCTACAAGTAATTTTTTGGTCGGATTGGTGATGAAGTTCTTTATATCATCATATCCCCAGCCGCAATTTACAAGACCGCTGACAATCATTTCTATGGACTGAACTTTTGCAAGCTCCTCAGCCGTAAAACAGTCTCTTAAATTAGCCTTTTTGTCAATGCCGTATTCTTCCCTTAACTGCTTTGCTGTTTTGCCGAATATCACCTTATAAATAATGTCGGTATATGTGGAATAAGCGTGTCCGTGCATACGCTCATTCTCATTTGACTGCTGGATAGCCTTAGTGAGTGACTGTCTTACTGCAATGCCCTTTTCACGCTCAATTAGTTTTCCTGTAAGAAGCTGTTCCATCGCATTAAACTGATTGATATAAGCCAGCTTAAACTTCATAGCCTTTTCACCTGTATAGCCCATTACCAAAAGTGTAAAGCCGTCTCGGTTCATAAGGTACATTGGATTTTTCTTGCCGTTTGATGCAACATAATCACTTTCATAGAATAGCCCCGAAAATTCGGTGCTACTAATTTTACTCTGTATAGCTCTTATTTCCTCTATGACATGGTAGTGTTCCTTTTCAAAAGTTTTTGCTACATCAAGACTGCTAACAACAGTTACCTCTTTGCTTTTACCGATTTTTCTTGTTTCTACTAACATAGTATCATTCCTTTCTGTTGATGATTTTTTAAATAGAAAACCCCAGCAAACATAATCTGCTGGGGAACTATTGTTTTAGTTAAATTTAAAATGTATAAGCGTCTCGCCCTGTGCGCCTGAAATAGTCTCTTGCATAATCTCTTGACGCTTTTCCTATATCGTCTTTGCTTATGCCGTATTCCTTTGCAAGAATACGCTGCAACAACTGGTTCTGCTCTCTCAACAGTGCGTTAGTCTCTGCATTGTCAACGCTTGTGTTGGAATTGTAATAATTCTGCGTTGTAGTGCTTGCCATAGTGCTAACAGTCGGCGTACTGCTCATATAGTCACTATACAACTGCTGTGGGTGTACGGCTTCGACAACACCAAATCCAAAATCTTTTGCCGACAACTGCGTTGCCTCGTAAAGGCTCTCCATACCATCTTTGAAGCCTTCTGTGGTGTAGGCACCAAGCTCAAACATCACCCTTGATGGTGAATGAATGTCAAGTGCTTTCTGCATTGTTGTAGCCACATTAGCCGCTATTTCATCAACCTTAGAGTATAGTGTGGTTTCCATGGATGATAAGCCATTCATGAAGCCGTTCATTACTTGAATGCCTATCGGCTCAAACTTGCCAAGGGTAGCATTATGAAATGTATTTATTATGCCACTTGCATATTTTTGAACTGTAGAAGTTGTAAGTTGTGTATTCTGTTCTATGCCTTGGTTGTAACCTAAAACGCTAAATTTACCCAATTCAGCATATTTCTTGGAAGGGCTATGTGAGTCAATGGCTTTTGCTCCTGCCTCAAGTCCTTGCGTCAGGCTTTGATTGATAGCCTTGTTAAGAAGTGGCTGTTTAGCTGTTATTCCTTGAACATATCCATCAACGCTATTTTTGCCTAACGGTTCACTTGCTTTTTTGGCATATCCCGGCATATCTGACATAGCATTGTCTATAATTGATTTATAGTTGGAATTTAATGAGTATTCATAAGCTCCTTCGCTATCTCCTTCATCAAGCCCATAACTGAACAAACTGTCGTAAATCTTTTTAGAAGCATCCTTGCCCCATCCAGCACCGCTTATACCTAATGTTGACATAGATGTTTCGATGCTAGAACTTATGTTGCCTATCCCCTCATTGTACTTACTAACAGTATCCTCAACATACTTGTCGACATATCCGCCTAAAGCAATTTTGCCTTTAAGGTTTTTAGCTTGAAATGTATCTTGAGCATTGTCAATTATTTCACTCGTTTTGCCAACCAAATCATTCTGAATTGTATCAGTGAACTCTTTTGCATTGAGAGCAACATCTTCTTTCAGCAACTTCAAGGCATCCGGCAAAGCATCCATTTTGGATTTAATTTCTTCTGCTGATTGTTCGTCTCCAAGTGTGATTGCAGAGTTATATTCCTGTTGCAAACTTGTTTGCACTGCATTAACGGCATCTTCAATTCCTTTTTGGGCATTTAGGGCAGAGCTCACAACCTGTTCTAGCACTCTATTGAAAGCATCTGCATCAATAGTTCCATCATCAAGAACTATTTGGCTGTAATCTATTTGAGATAACTGTAAATCAAATAAACTAAGTGACTCCGTTAAGCCGTCAGTTGTTGCCAACAGTGATGCCAATTCCTCTTTATATTTCGCATAATTTGGATTGCTAGGGTCCATTGTTGCTAATTCGCTTGTTAATTCCTCTACGCGCTGATTAACTTTATCATTAAGAGTAATTACAGTCGCAACCGTATCTTCTGTAGATATACCGAGCCTGTGGAATACTTCTGACAATGCTCCGTTTTCGCCAAAAGCAGCAAGTAATGTGTCTTCAAGTGTTCCAAACTTGTCTGATGCTGTTTGAGCCAAATTGCCAAATAGTGTTGTTAATTGTGCCGTTCCATCTTCAACGGATATAACGCCATTCTCCATAGCAGTTTCAATTTTTTCAATCTCTTGCCATGTTGAACGAATATTAGTATCTGCTGCATCAAGTTGAGTAGAGCCTTCTGTAACCGCCGAAAAGCTATCAGATATTCTACCTACCATATCTGCATATTGGTCAGCGAGTTCAGATATAGGTGTTCCTCCGGGGTTGGATAAAGTATCTTTGATGTCATTTCCTATTTCCGTTGTTTTAATTTCATCCATCGCAGAATTAATTCCGCTTATAGCTGCAACCACGCCAGTTATTCCTGCTATTGCAATGCCTGCCGGTCCGAAAGCAAGATACATTGCACCAGCTGCCGCCGCACTAACTCCGGCAATCTTGCCAATGGACAATAGCATATTGTCACTACCAACAGTGAGGTCATTGAACGCATCTTTGAGCACAGTGAACTCTATTGCTGTTGACGCAACACCAATAAGTCCTTTCTGAAAGCCTGTGAGCTTGTTTCTCAGCGATGTTATGCTGTCATTAATACCTCTCCATAAGCCTTTGTTTTGAATGGAAGTTGCTAAATTCGTGAACGCTGTTTTGACCGCTGTTACCTTGGACGAAAGATTAGGAAACATAGTAGCAAGTGTGGCTGTTGCTGCCGCATCGCCCGAAAGCGCAAGGGCTGTATTATTAACAACCGTTCCAAAAGCCTTGAAATTTGACCAAAGTTTCTTAACGCCCGTCACGAACTTACTTGCTGTGATAGCTTTAAGCAATCCCGGCATAGCCATGAACGATACAACAACTGTTTCCAGCGGTGCGGCTGTGAACATTCCGGCATAAAACTCCAATGCACCCTTGAAACCTTCCCATAAAACCTTAGCCGCTGATTTTAATATCTCCGTCCAATCAAGTCCGGCAAGGTATTTTCCTACATTTCTGCCGATTGTAAACCAAGGAACATTGTCTATTGCGTCAGCAACCCAGTTGAATAAGCCGCTGACAAGTGATGATGTATCTTGTCCTGCTGCAAAGAAATCTCCCGCAACAAAATTTTTAAAAATACTTTTGACAGGAGATAAAGCTTTAGTTATTTTATCAGCCCACACCTCAGCTTTATTCTCCATCTTATCGAAGGCATCGTTCCATACTTTTTCATATTCTTCCGTAGCCTTAACAATCTCGTCCGTGAGGTCAATCGTATCACCTGTGCCAGCGGAAGCACTGCTTTTATTCTCGCCAGTACTAATATTATTAAGTTCGTCAAATCCACGAACACCCTTTTGTGTCTTGTCAGCCGCCTTAGCCACATCGTCATAGCCATTTGCTATATCCTCTAAGCCGTCCGTGGTGTCCTTATAACCGTTCTGCCCGAAAGCATCAAAATCAATCTTGACACCCATAAGGCTTGCAATGCCCACAAGCATACGTTTAATCGCGATTGTTGTGCCATTGACAACAGGCATAACCTTTTGAAGAACGGGTATAAAAATCTGCCCTAATACCATGCCTGTCTCTTTGATGTTCGTGTTGAATTGCCTAATCATGTTACTTGGACTGTTTATTGTATTAGACAAATCACCCCATGAAACTTTTGACTGCTGTAAAATACTGAGAACACGTAACTGCTGTTTTTCCATCTGTATCATTTCGGATACAGATTTTGATATCCCTAAGTTGTAAGCATATGTCTGCAATGTGGCATTGGTAATATCAATACCATACTTATAGAGACGGTTTGTTATCGTAAGGCTTTTTATCCTTACTTCTATACCATTATAGTATAGCCCAGCATATCTTTTTACCACAGCACTCTGCGTGCTGTATTGCCCGATAGTGTGACCTCGTGGAAGAATTATATTCTATAATATCTCAATTATAGGTTCATCTTCTATGCGTTGCCCCTGTATATCATTTTGCCGATATACTTCGGTTCGGATTGTGGTTGCAAACCATTTCCCCGCTTAATTTCACACTTTTTATCCATAGCCTACTTGGCAATTTCGCTATGGTGGGTAATGTTGATTGCTACGCATTTATCACGCAACCAACAATTCTGCCCTTGATTGACCGATTAAGCCACTTTGTAAGTTTGTTGCTACCGTTGAGTAATTAACATTAAAAAGAGAACTTATATCGCCTGCAAGCATTGTCATTGACTTTGCTACCGCCGTGGTTGTCTCTCCTGTCTGTCCAAGTGAATTAGTCACCGAAGCAAGCTGTGACGCAAGCTCCGTAACCTCTTGGATATTCAAGCCTAAGTTCTTTGCGCCGTCTGCCGTGAGCAAGCCACCCTCAACATCAACCTGTAATCCTGAAAGCTTGCCCAACAAGGTGCTTACCCTGTCGGAAAAGCTGTTTGCATAATCCGTAGCGTTGTCATAGCCGTACTTCTCAAAATCTTTGCCCCATTCGGAGCCGATTTTGCCAAATGCAACCGCATAGTAGTTGAACGCCTCAATGTAATCCGTGGTACTTTCAATAGACTTCCACAAGCCCTTAATGCCACGAACAACCATAAAGTATGAAGCATAGAATTTACCGAACGCCTTATCCAGTGACCATGTGCTTTTGGTTGCCGTCTGTGCGCTTCTCTGAACCCCATTTAGGCTTCTTTGAATTGTCCGTGAAGCAGAACCTACCCTCGAGCCTTGGCTCGCTAAATTCGCCAATGCGTTAGTCATCTGAATGACGTTATTGCTTACTGCCGGTGCACCTGCAAGCGTTGTGAGTAAGTTTGTGAGTGAAGTTGCCAACTGCGGCATATTAGTGATTGCGGTCTGAACGCTCTTGTTACCAAGCTTTGCTATGTTTTTAGCGACCTCACCAATCTGTGCCGCATTTTCAGACACCGCTGTAAACTGATTAAATGCACTTGCTGTGGAATTAAGTGAGCTTGCAACTGCATTAAGCGCCGAACTGTCAACATGTGCTATTTTTCCGATGTTTTTAGCAAGTCTTGAGAAGCTTGCCGTACCTACATCGTTAATGGCTCTCATGGACGCACTTAGGTTAGTGACGTTCATTGACAACGTATTAAGTTCTGAACCATTAACACGTCCAAGTGATGTTGCGAGGTCGCCAAGCTTGGTTATAAGGGTTTCAATGCTGTCATTCGCTTTTTTGGCGTTCGCCTGCAACCCAATCTCCAAACTGTCAACTTCTGCCATTCTCTCACCTCCTCGTCATAAAAATAAAAGCGGCACAGATTACTCCGTACCGCCTCCTTCTTTCTTATTGCGTTCAAAGCTCTCTTGCATACCCATAAGTTGTGCAAGTAGCTCCTGCCTTTTTCGTTCTGCAAGCCGTTCTTGCTCCACTGGGTCTTGTGCAACATATATAGCCTGTTCAGGATATTCAACCTTATCCTTGCCCCATGCACCGCCTCTTGTACCGATGATGATAGCCGGCAAGCCGTATTGTCTTGTCCATAGCCATACTTCCTTGTCTCGTTCCTTACGTCTAAGTTTCTCACCCTCTAGGCAATAGCCTAAAGTTTTAGGTGTGAGTTTTTTAAATTCCTCAAGACTTATGCCAATGGAAAACGCAAGCGGGAAGTATTCTTCCCATATCAGTTTGTGGAAATTTACTTCTTTCCCTTTGCTTTCTGCATCTGCTCCAGTTGCTCCGCCGCCGACTTGTTCATCTGCTCGATTGTCTCCTGCAGACCGCTCAAAGCGAAAAAACCATCGTCCTCCATGCACTTCTTAATGTCATCAAATAACTGATAATAACCGTACTTGCTGTCGGTCTTTCTCTTATGTTTAATATATTCTCGTGTCAGAGCCTTAGCTTCTGCCTTAGTGACCTGATTATGCTGTAAGCAGCCGGCATAAAACGCCATGTGACATACTTCGCTGTAATCAGCAACCATCTTACCTGCACCGTTAGACATTGCGGTGATTGCGTTACCGCTCTCTTTATAAATGTATGCTCCGGTCATATAATCGAACATCTTCTGTACGATGTCCTTATTCTCAGCGGCATCAAAGCCAAACTCTAACTTATATTCCTTGTTATCAATATCAAATGTTATCATTATGCTCTCCTTTTCCTCCTATGTTTTCCATAGGAAAAGGGGCAGTCCGTAGACCGCCCTTTTCTGTCAAATAATCACTTACTTGCCATACATCGACAAGTAATCATCGGCTGTATCGTCATTCAGTACAGCCATATTAGCTGAATGACTTACTATTCCCCCGGTGTAAGCTCCACCTTGGTGTCAAGTCCTTTGTATTCCTCGATTACGAGGTTGAACTCGACTGTTAACAGACCATTCTGGTCGATTGTAGGATGCGGAACATCCTCTGGCGGTTGAGCAACAACGAAAAATCCCTTGGTAATACCCGGAATTACAGTCTCGAACCACATACGCTTGCCGCCTGTTAATGCCTTATATGCAGACATGAGTGTCTCCCATTCTGCCTCTGTCGCATCGGTAAGGTTAACTGTAATAGTCCATGTTCCGCCCGTATCAGCTCTGCCTTTTATGTTTCTTGTAATTGCATCTTCAAGAGCAGATGCGTCAATGTTCTCTTGGTCGATACTAATTCCGGCAATGGAATTAATTCTGGTAAGTTGTGTGAATGTTGTCGGTTTAGTTCCGGCTGTTGTTTCAGTGCCGTAACCAAACGTAACACCTAATGTAGATATACCTGCTACTGCCATTTTTTTGTCCTCCTATAAAAATGAAAATAAAAAAAGAGCCTTAAAAAGCTCTTAGTTATAACAATCTGTCATTTGCACCGATAACGCGCCCGAAACGCGCGGTGCTTCTGTAAATTTTGTCTGCGTATGAAGTTTCTGGCATCGGTTTAGCCTCGAACCGCATATCCTTGAATACCTCAGCAATCTCACTCATCACCCAACGCACATCCGAACTGCTTGTGTTAGTTGTGACATCAACTTGAAATGTGACAAGTAAGCCGTTAATGGATTGCCCGTCAATCGTTCGCCCTTGCTCTGTCGGTGCCAACATGTGGATGTAGACTGTTGGGAATGTCGGTGAACTGTCACTCTGCCCCTTGTCGGTAAACAGCAACTTGGGGTATTTCTTCTTGATTGCTGAATATGTCTTAGCCTTGACAATCGAATATATTGTGCTTTCAATGTCATACGCCCATGCGTTTTCACTCGCCATTAGTCCTTGAATACCTCCTTTGCTGTGCTGATAACGATTGACCTAAGCTCATTCGCTGTGTTGTACATGAACGGTCTTGACGGCATACCTTCTGTAAAGTACCAGTTGCCATCCTTACCCTTATAAAACCAACCATAACGCCCGTCTGCAAGCTGCCTGATTGTCTTACCACTTGCATACTCCCAAGTAACGCCCTCAGGCAATGTACCTTTATACGGTTGAGCTTTGCCGATAACGCCCGTACCAAACTCAACAAAAATAGCGTGTGAGCTATCTGCTATAACCGCCCATACGCCGCCGCTTTTTGTCGCCCCTCTGTATTCAGAATGAATACTTGAGAGCAATTCGGATGTGAATATTGCGTCAAGGTCTGCAATCTGCACTCTTGCGATTTCTACGCCCTTTTCTGCAAGCTTTTCTGCAAGAAGCTGGCATTTATACGTCAGATAATCTTGATAGCTCTGTAAGCCTTTTATTGCGTCCTCAATGGACTTCTGCGAAAATACATTAACAACAATCTTGTGCTTTGCCATCACTTCACCTGAGCTTTCAGCATGTACTTTGTGGAGGTTAAAGAAGGCTTTACTCCGACGACAATGAAATCCGCTGTAATCTCGTCAACATGAACCTTATCCTCGTCCTTGTAGCCAATTTCACTATCAAGCCATATAACATCACCTTTGCTCAATGGTAGCTCGTTGCGTTCTGTCAGCATAACTGCATCAAAGTCTGCCACGTTAAAGCCATACTCTTCTGCCTGTGCTTCACCGCCGCTAAAGGCGATATTTGCTTTGAAAGCAACCGGCAGTGAATAGCCTATGTATTCCTCCTTGATGCGCGGTATTTTATTACCATCGTCATCAAGATACGGAATAAAATTACCCTCGCTGTCAGTGTAGCCCTCATAGATTATGTTGCCCTCACTATCAGTCTCATAAACAACTGTACGCTGTCCTTGCCGAGAATACTTCATGTTCTGCTTATTAATGTCAAGCATCTTTCTTTACCTGCTTGTAAATCTGATTTACGCCTGTGCTTGACAGCCCCGACACTATGCCGACCGCAATAGCATTGAGAATGTCATTTGCCGGGAAATCAGGAATCACATACATACCGATAATACCTAAGATACCGCCTGCAATACCTACGATTATGGGAATGTAGTTGTCCTTAATCTGTGGGATTGCCTTAACAGCTAATCCGATTAAGTAAGTGATAACAACGATTGCAACTACTGTTGATACCTGTGTAATATCCATCAATCCTTACCTCCTGCCTTGCCTAAATGTAATGCCTGTATCTCGTTATACATCTTTGTCACCATGCCATTGCCGCCCAATGCGTGATATGCATTGTACATCTCAACGAAGTTGTCATACGCATAAGAAGGTATTTCACCCAACTTCATATACTTGTCGTGGTATTCAATGAGCTGCACACGCAAGAGCAACATTGTACCTTTGCTGTTTGCGTCCTTACCTTTCTTCTGCTGTTGCAAAAGCCATACTATATATCCGAGTATTACAGGTAATGCGATTGTATATGTCTGCAATAATAAATCTTTCATGCCATTTCTCCTGTAATCGTAAAATTGGCACACCGCCCACCACCCTTAATGTGTGCCGCCTGCTAACATATTGCCGACATCAGCAAAATGCTAACGCACAATCTTCTATAACACTTTAGCAAATGGAAATACCCCAACAAATAAGCTATCTCTGTCTCTCCAAGTTCTGTTTACGCCATTCTCATTGTAACTTGACATAAATGCTTCGCCTGCCTGTGAATGGTCATAGACCGCAAGATTAACGATAACACTTTCAAATTTCTTTAAATCTTCGGTTATCATTTCATCTGTGTAGCTGTCGGGGTAGTTTCTTCTTGCCTTTACATCTTCTGCAGCTTGCTTAATGAGCTGTTCGATTATCGGGTTATCTTCTTTGCTATCGAACACTACCACATCAGATGTAGTTTCATCATCATTTGTGACTGTATCAATATGAAATTGTTTAAGTCTGATTTTGACCTGTTCTAATGTGGTGTATAGCATACATAAGCCCTCCTACAATCCGAACTTCTCGATTAACAGCTTTTTAAGCTCCGCACCGCTTAACAG